TCTAGTAATCCACGCTCACGTTCAGCCTCAATAGCCTGCTGTATCAACTGAGGATTATAAGAACCAAATAATGTTTGCTCTGCCATTTATATTTCCTTTAGTAAGGGCTGTAACCGCCACTCATGTCTTCAAAGCCTTGGTAGCCACCTGGGCCATAAGGGTCTACATTGTAATCTGAAGGCAAGCCACCGCTACCGGCACCCATCATTGGGTTAAATCCGGGAGTAGCTGTAGACTGTGGTGCTGGTTGCTGTTGTTGACCAAAGCCTAGACTTCCAAAGAAGTCTTTCATTAGGTTTTGACTAACAAGATTCCTAGTACCAATCTGTTGTAGCTGTCCACCAAGTCTGGTCTGTGCCCCTGCCATGCCCCCACGTAGAAGGGCTTCTCCAGCAGTAGCTCCTGCAGTAGCTGCTCTACCACCCAACTGAGCACCAATGTCCAGAGGCTGTAGTCCAGCCTGCTCAAGCAACTGAGATACACCAAACTGAGTCTGGAACGGTGCTAGTGCTGATGTTTGTAATCTACCAGCCTCACCAAATAAGCCAGTGCCGTAAGCAATACGATTCCTTGCTTCCTGCTCTGCCTGTGCAGCCAGTTGCAGGTCTTGTGTGCGTCTTGCTGTAGCCAATGCAGCCAACTCAGGCTGACCTACATCGCCAATGTTAAGGCCTGCACGACCACGACCAAACACAGAAGCGCCCAATCTTGCTTCTTCACGCTGACGGATTGGATCAAGCATTGCATACTGTTCTTGCAGATACTGGTTACGAGCCTGCTCTGGTGTCGTTGCTAGGTATTGCTGACCAAGACCAAACAAGGTCTGAGAAGGTGCTACAGCCTGCTCTGCAAGCCCTAGACTGTCTCCATACAGGGAAGATAGTCTTTGTTGAAGTGCCTGTATCTCTGGCGATGTGGTGTAACTAGCGCCACTAAGACGGCCTTCAGGGCCAAACTGGAACTGTGATTGCCCGAACCTAGTAGATATACCTACAGGTCTAAATCTAGCTTCTTCGGCTGCTAATTGAGCAGCACGTTCCTGAGCATCGGCTGCATACCGGCTTGCGGCTGCTTGCTCTGCCGCTGCCTTTCTTGTAGCCCGTGCCCCTATGGCTGATCCAATTACGCTACCTATTGCGTTACTCATTTAGATTACCTCTTTTTCTAAAATATAACCAGTTAGTTTAAATCCAAACTTCTTCTCAAATGCTTTGTAATTACGCTTGGTGCCCATGAGTATTTTCTTGTAGCCTAACTGCTTTGCTAGTTCATTGAGATAGATATTCCAATAATGCCCATCACCATAAACTTGCAGAGCAACTAAAGCATCATCGTGCTCCGTCCAAGACATAAAACCATGCTCATTTTCAACTAAGTTGTCTAATCGTATTCTGGTATCTTTAGACTTAGTTAGGTATTCTTTTATTTGTTCGTTATTCATTATGCTTTCATAATGTAGCAAAGTGCATAGTATGGGGGCAGATTAGCATCAGTACCTGAAGAACCAGTAGATGCGTTAGTTGTGGCTACTGTAATTCCAGTTGTTTGTGAACCTGAGTTGTATGAGCCATCTGCGGTTGCTACGTCTTGCCGTTTTGCAGGATAAGTAGAAGGAGCCGCAAAGTTACCATCCGCAGTCCCAATCGTATGTAAGTGACCTGGATCAGTTACCGTGGATGTGGCTGTGTGGGTGTGTGATACAACAATAGCGTCTTTAGAACCACCAGTAGCAGCTACGCTGTATGTAGAGCCAGCACCGATAACAAATCTGTTTCTTAGGTCAGGTGTGCTATTAGAACCGTTACATAGATACCAACCAGAAGGAATAGCATTAGCTGCACCAGACCAGATAATAATACCGCCACTAGGTATAGACAATGAAACAGCAGCAGCTACAAATGCTGTGGTAGCAATTTGTGTAGTATTGGTGCCTGCTGAGGCTGTTGGCGCTGCTGGAGTGCCTGTAAATGTGGGACTATTGCTATCTGACTTAGATGATATAGCAGACGCAATGGCAGTAAATTCTGTATCAATCTCAGTACCCTTAACAACCTTGGCTGGATCACCAGTGGTAAGGCCGTCTTTAATTGCAAAGTTAGTTGCTTTTGTATAGTTACTCATACTGTTTTTCCTTGTGCGACATAAACATCGATTTTCTGGATAGAAAGAGGACCACCATCTATTGTTGCTTCTAAAGCAAGTTGTAGCACTGTACCGCTTCCAGTAGCGTTAACCTGAAACTGGTCTAAAACAACACCAGTTGAATATTTTGCTATGTTGTATTCTGCAATATTATACTCAGAAACTGACCCGGTGTCAAGTATTTTTGTTGTACTTTGATAAGTTTCTTCGTAGTCAAACCCCCATTTAATGGCTACGGAGTCTCCAGAACCGCCAATAACCACAAATCCTATCTTTTTAATGAGTTTTAAGGCTGTTGGGCTGCCAAAGTCAAAGTAATTTGTATAGTACTGTAGACGATAAGTGGCAGTATCGTCCAAGTATCCAGAATACTTACCAATGTACCCCGGCCTCCCTACCAAGAGTTCCTTAGAACTATTGACACAGAAGGCTTTTGGTTCCATAGAGTCCCAGATCGTTACCCTTGATGCCCCATCCTGAAGGGCGCCTCTGGTGTCAAAGCAGTAGACTGCCTTGGTAGCCGGTAGGGACAGTAGATAGAAGGCATCTCTTTCGTAGTAGATACCTTTAATATTAGAGGCTGTCTCTGATGCCACAGAAACCATGAGTTCATCACGGACATTCTTGGACATATCCCGCATAGGTAGGGACTTTTCCTGAATAACCCTCTGTAGACTACGAACACCACCGTCAGACAAGAATACAATATCCGTACCCGTGTTCTGTATAGAGTCCCTAGCGATACAGCCTACATTGGGAATAAAGTCTGCCAAGGCCAAGGTAGTAACATCTATGGGGTTGCTGTATATAGCAATGTTGTTCCTACCAAAGATGATTAGGAAGCCGTTGTGGGCCGCTAGAGCGATAATCTGGTCATTGTTTGGGAACACAGCATTGATTGACAAAGAACCTGAGTCGCCGCCAGAAAAGTCAGAACCATCCAAGAGCCTACTGAAGTACACAGTCTGCCTATCACCAACGATGTCTGCCATCCAGATACGACCATAGGCAGCTAAGACACAGTTAGGTTTAAAGTCTGAAGTAGAATATCCAGTAGGCAATGAACCTGCATCTCCTAACCGTACAAATCCAAATGTACCGCTGTTATGTGCGTGTGAACTACCACCTGAAGTAGGCAACTCATGATATATCAAAGCAGGGTGTCCAGCCTGCACTAGATAAGCGTGAGACTTAGCACCAGAGCCATCACCATAAGGCAGAGCAGCCCCTTGCCAGTTGTTATCGGTAATAGTATAAGATACATCCCCGCTATTGTTAGCGGTTCTGATTGTCTTAGTAGTTAATGTGGTAGTACCAGTAAACAACCTGTTGTTACCAGCACTAATAAGATGATTACCACCCGCATCCGTCATCTCAAACATAAACGATATTGGGTTAGAAGAACCAAGGTCTGTATTGACAGTAGAGTTTACCCTAGTCCAGCCACGCCTTGCACCAATACGACCATACTTATCAATAACACAATTCTGTGCCTTCAGAGCATACCCAGAAGACAACTGAATACTACTTTCTTGACTGTTTAAGCCCAGAAAGCCTGGAGCAGCAATAGTAGCAGTTTGTATTGTTTTCATTAATAGGAAGTCCAGATAAGGTCTTCTTCTTGTCTGCCATCAGCAATGGCAATGTGGTCAGCTAAGGATTGACGGTACAACTGGTAGGCTTCAGTGCTGTTTACTCCGTTGTCCTCGCCACGTTCATTTAAAGCCTTGGAATAAGCTAGGAAGATTACAGGCTCTGACGGCACTTTAAGCTGGTCCGCAGATGCAGATAACTCTGCTTGTGGCTTAACAACTTCAAAGTTTATTGTGTAGACACCGTCAGGAACAGGGTAAAGGTCTACCTTGGTATCTCCGTTGCTGTCAACACCGTTAAAACTATAGTACTCTGGAGAGCCAGATACTAGAGGCTGATTAAAGATCAGATCAGCCATCTCTGTTCTAGTTTTATAGCCTAAGAACCAGTCATCACCGCTGTTTAGGACATACAAGACACGGAACCGTTGTTCGCAGTCTGTCAAAGAATAACTGTAAACTGATGAGGATGTTGTAACTGCCTGTGTTGTCCTCAAAGCATTCCAGTTAAAAGAATCCTCTACTTGCCGTTTAGCATCATTAACAAACTTACCAATTAACTTGGAATAAGCGTTATCTGTAACAGCAGTAACCTCTGGCTCACGCAAGCGAACCATTACATCATTTACAAGTTGTAAGTAAGTTTTGTTAGCCATTTTTTATACTTCCAATAGAGTTAAAACCGCTACTCAGTTGCAGTCCCATTTCTTTAGTGCTAGAGCCTTCCTTGTTGGTCTGCCCTTCTCATCTTGCATAGGGCCAGGAACACCACTCATACGAGCACAGAAAGACTTCCTACGAGCAGCCTTCTTAGGAGATTTTGCAGCCTCTTTAGAAGACACGGGAGGCTTCAGGTTAGCGCCTTCCTTGTTCTTAAAGTATGCCCTGCCTTTGGCGTTTAAGCCACCTTCTGGGTTCTGATATACTTTCTTTACCATTACTTGCCTTTTTTAAGGCATTTACCAGCAGTTTTGCACTTTGCTGGTGTTGGGCATCCGGGGCAAGGTTTAAATGGTGGCTTCTTGTTGGTCTTCATAGTGACTCCTAGTAGGATGATTTTGTTTTAGGTTTCTTCGCTGTCTTTACAGACTCTTTGAAGGCTTTAGCCGTAGGGGCGCCTTTAGAGCCGACCTTACGCATCTTCTCACCAGATCCCGTTGCTATCCGTTTACGCTTTGCATTGATGTTGGCATAGAG